CATTCTTGATACCATAATTTGGATCAGATATTTCATCCGCTTTGCTGGCAGTAGTGTATTTTTCAGGAAGTTTTACCTTTCCAGTAACTACATCTGCAACAGAAAACTTCTTACCATCTGCTCCTTGATAGTAAGAACTAGTAGAACTAGAGGAAGATGCTATTTTTTTCATATCCTCTATTTCTTCTTTTGTAATAGGAATTTGCTCGTTATATAATCCCATAATAGCTCCTGCTTAGATTTTAAATATTACTATGTAGGAGTTGGTTCGCCACCCGGACCTGCTCCTCCGGCGGGGGCTCCACCACCTAAAGCTGAACTAAGATCCGGTGCTTCTCCACCACCCATTGCGGGTAATCCACCTAAATCTAATCCGCCTCCTCCTCCAACACCCGGTATACCACCCATATCTTCACCACCTCCACCTTGTAATCCAGGAAGTTCTTTATCTGGAGGCTCAGTAATGGCACTATCAGCATCCAAGTTTCTAAGTTCTGCTAGACGCATAGTATTCATAGTTTGCTCTTCTTTTTGGCGAATAACATTTGCAATCAACTCTTCCTTAAGTCTTCGATCTTCTTCCTCTTTACTTAAACCAAGACTACGGTACAGAGTCTGAAGAGATACCTGATTGTTAGAAACGAAATTAGAGATATTTTGAATGTAATCATTCATATCATATAGATTCATATGGTTAAAGTCTACTTGAGGAACAACCAATCTTTGCTTTCCATCAACATATTCAAAAAATCCTTGAATTTCACAGATTGGTGCAAAAATTTTCTGCTCCAACCACTTTTTAAGCATATTTCTAAAGATATCATATCGCTGTCTTAATACTTCTAAACCAACAGAAGAACTCGCATATGTATTTCCGTGTATTGCGATCTTTCCATTAGATCTTGTTACAAAAACATGATTTGGAACTTCGACACAAAACACTCTATAGTTGTTGACCCAGCGAACGGAAGCATCTGTAGGTTTTATAATTGGCATGGTTTTCTCTAATTCATTTTGCTTAGAGATTATAATTTTGTATATATCGACTTGTTTCTCTATTTTTTCTATTTTTTCTAAAGTAATTTTTGTAGCATATTTACATTTAAATGCAATCTCTTGAATATCATCCGCTAACTGTTTTGAAACCGTAAAACAGCAAGTTATCTCTTTTGTACTATTTTTCAAAACCAAGGCTTTCAAAAGTATTTCGAGATTTTCTTTTGAAAATTGTTTCACTGATTCTGGTATATGTTTTTCAATACCTTCTTTGTATCCAGACAAAATATCTTCTGCAAAAAATTCAAACTTTATATCTTTATATTTTAAATAATTGTCTGATAAATAATATCCTAAATATTCCAAATAATCACCTATTAAAATTTCTTTAGAATATCCATTTTTGCAAGGAGTCTTAATAACTTCTGGTGCGTCTTTTCCTTTCCATAAATCTATACTTGTTTTAAATCTAACACTTTCTTCAGGTTTAGAAGTGAAATCTTTATTAGAATTTATATCATTAATATCAAATATGCTCAAAGCTCTTTCTTTATTAAAGGTTACGCCATTATTTCTGGAAAGAAACATTTCATGGAAATCAGTAGTTTCAATATCTACTTCTTGATTTTTAAATCTAAACATCATTCCTGTAAATTCAAAATCTGTAGTGAATGTCGGCTTATGAAACTTTAACTCCCCAGTTTCTGGAACAACTGTAGCAATCTTGTCATTAGAAATTAAATCATCATAATAAAGCCATCCACGTTCAGTTAGAATCTCATTATCATCTACACTCATACAAACACCCTCTTGGTCCATTAAAGCTTTAGGTGTCATTAAGCCAGTATAAATATTATTATTTATTAACTCTATATCTGCCGCTATGTCCAATACAGAACCAGAGAATCCAGCTCGCTCTATTGTGACCCCATCATGAGTAATGATTTTAAAATCTTTATCATATTGTGCTTCTTCTAATATAATTTTAAATGCTTCAATATCCGCTTGAGTTGGACGATAATCATTAGAGCCTCCAAGCTTAACTAATGTTAAGGGGTTTACCATTCCATCAGCTTGAGCAAACTTACTATTACCTTGAATAGTTACTTTACCATTTCTTCTGGTGACAAATAATCCGGTAGGTACTTCAAAGCACCAGACGTCTCCATCATAATCAACTTCATTAATATTTGCTCCACCGTGATTCGGATTGCCATATACTAATGGAGTATCGCCATAATTTCCATCTGACCATAGAACAGTATATTCTTCAAAATCTCTATCAGGACGCGTTGTAATATTTATATTAGGCGTGAATCCACATTTATAGGCCATTTCATAAATATCATCTGCAAGTTGTCTAGATACTGTATTATAACGATATCCTATTGCTCCATTTTTATACTTACTTGGAACTACAGAACCATCACCAGCTATGAGCGCATCGAGCATTATCTTCTGTTTTTCCGGAGGAAGGTTTAAGATCCATCGAGGAATCTTCTTATTATAAGAATCTGNNGATAATGCTCATCTACACTAAATTCTTCAATACAATGCAGGGTGAGTTCTTTGTCTGCGATACTTGCTTTCCAAATATCCTGCGGATTTGTGGATGAAAATCCACTTTTTTGCATCACTATACTGCTAGTTAACTTCCTTCCAATTATATCGGCTACCTTTTCAAAAGTATATTTTATATCTTCATAACAATCAGAAGTAGGTTGCTGAGAAATAAGAACTTTATTATCGCGCCATATCGATCCCAAACCTCCTCTTAATTTGGAATATATGCATCCCTCACTAACCACGTACCCGGCAAATTTTAGATATGTATCAATATCAATAGTGTTATCGCCTATATCAACAAAGTTGATATTTTTAAAACAGGAAGAGGAAAAATCGGTTTTGCTTTGAAATCTATAAAAAGATCCTTTACTCATATCTTCTGCTTTGATAATTTTATATTGGTTCCAGCCTCTACTTGTTTTTTTAGATGCATACATTCTGTGGTTTGGAGTTACACATACATCAATCTTTTCTCCAGAAAAATGAAACATTTTTCCATTGTATGGCTTAAGAATTGTATTGGTTGGTTGATGATATTCAGCCTCTTTTGTTTCTGAATTATAACAAAGAATTTTTAAATTCTCTTTTAAATAATGACAGCCATTATCATCTGTATAAATAACATCTGAGTATTTTTTGAAGCCTTCTGAAGTTGCAATTTCTGTTTGATTATCATAGCATTCCCTCAATTTATCATAAAGCATCAAATCTTTATATACTGATACTATAATTGAAGTTCCACGAATATCATATGGAGAGCTAAGCAATTTAAGGTGCGATATGTTTAAATTATCCAAAGGAATATTTTGTCCTTTTTTAACATAATCTAAAATATATTTAGGTACTCTATGCTTCATTTGAATATCAGATGGATTGCTGGAGTTTACAAGTCGCTGTAAAGAAGCGTCTGGCCTTAATGATATTATAGTCTGATCGCCTATTGCTGGTTTTTTAACATGAATATAATCAGGATTTAAAATCGTGATTCTTTTCCATATACCAGCATTTCTATCTAATTCTGCATAAGGAAAAGACTCACCATTTTTCCAAAATTCCAATGAGGCACCATACACAACAGAATATAAATCTATTCTATCGGCCATTTCTAAAAAGAACTCTTGAATCTCTTTACTTTTACATGTAATATTGATTTTAGAAATAGGATATGATGAATGCAGGTTGATTGCATTTCTAACGATTGGATGTGTATCATAAAAAATTCTATTCCACGCATTCATTGTAACACGATCACGAGGAAGATTTAAATTCGCCAATTGAAACAAAGGAGAATATAAATCAGGCGCCATTCGATCTGACATGCTCGTGGTAGTTGGAAGAACTGAAGCACTTGCAGTGGCAGTCTTTCTAAAATTAGGACTATGGGCTACAGCAGAATGCATAAAATTACTTTCTGCATCCGTCTTTTCTTCTCGACTCAAGGATTGATGCACCTCTGCTCGTCTAAGATCACTTAATTTACGTAAAGTATCTTGAGTTACAGGTTCGTTTTCTTTAGAAATATTAGAATTTGGCGTTCTCGCTCCTCGTCTATTCATTTAATCTCCTTATTTAAGTCTCGGCAAGTGGACTAAAAACGGCCTTATCATGGTTGGTTGTGTATCTATTCCTGGTTTAATTGAAAAACCATGAGTGATATCAAATTTCCAAGCTATATAAGCATATAGCAGAGCCATCAATCCATCATTTGGTATGCTACCCTTTTTATAAGTTTTAATCTGTTGTCCACCAGACATTCTTACACCCATTTCCATAGAAGTACAATGATCTATAAGCCATTCTATGTGCTCATAACTTCCCCATGGAAATCTAATCTTACCTTTTCTGAATTTATCAAAAATTTCATCGATTAATAAATCTTTATTATAACCAATAATTAATTCATCTTCACGATATTTAAGTGGTTTAACTAAACTTCCGCTTCCTTGTGCTCCTAAAAATTTACTATGATAAAGTAATTGTAAATCAGATACTACATCATTACCATAAAAATGATCTGACACTCCTTGTATGATACCAAATCTACGATAACATTCTTTAATAGTAGCAATTTTATGACGAAATCCGTGTTCACCAATTTTATGTGTATGTTCCACAAGCAATGTTCCATCATGTTGTGCAGATAATACAACAATACAAGAAAATGATTGACCTCTATCAATATTATCATTTTCCACCTTTCCACCCCAATCCACTCCGAGATATGTTTTCTTTTCTCTTGAGTCTATTCTGCGTGCCATGCATCGATCTGCATCTCTACAGTGTTCATAAATATCAGCTTTAGTTAAAGGTAAACCAGCACCAGAATAAAATTCACCAATTACTTCGTTGTTCCAGACTCTCATTGATTGTGTAGGATTATTTTCCGGCATTAAATCTAAAATATTTTGCTTAGGAAATTGTGGTAAATATAATTGATTAATATGATATCCAACATATTTAGCGGTTTCTGGATCTTTTGTTGGAACCCATGCTCCATTTTCAATTGCTTCTATTTTATGTTGCCTATGTCCACAAAGTGGGCATTGTATAATAAAGCCATCTACCCAAATGTGCTTCCATCTATCATCGCCAGAAAGATAAAATGGAAATGTTTGCTTGCAGTTAGTACATCCCAAATGATAATATCGTTGGTCTGATAACTCCCATATGGAATGGAAAAAAGAACTTCGCTCCTTTGGCGTTCCAAAATAAACTTGCACACCTTTACCAACCGGACCATATTTTGCTGCGGTTAGAATTTTAGTAGCATTGCCAATAGCTAAACCATACATTTCTTGACAATTATGGGCCAATGGTCCTCCAGCATTTTTAGCCCGATTAGAAGATGTAACGACAAAATTATGATTATCTTTAACTTCTATATCATAAACGATCTCTTTTTGATTTAAATAATGTACATCATTAATACTTAAAAATCTATATTCCTTATAATTAGCATTCCAGTTGTGCTTTTTAACACTTCTATACTTTTTAAGAATTTTATATTCTATGGATGGATGTATATATGGTGCAATTAATTTACATAATTTATCAAATTCATTTTTCTTAAAGTAAATAAAAAAGAAATCAGAACCGCCATGATTGTAAGATTTATAATGACATTGAATTCCTAAATTTTTAAATTTTTCTACTATCATTTCTTGAGTTTTTTCATCAAAAGAATGGGTTGATAAAGATCCACTTCCGCTTTCAGAAGAACCATTATTCCAAAATTTTGAAGATCCCTTGTCCATATACCATATGGCAATACCAATGGCGGTTAAATCTTTTAAAATCCAAGGAGGACAATATTTTTTTTCAGAGGAAATCTTATTTGATAATCCAAACCCCTTTGTTGTGAATTTGATAGCTTTATTTTTTGCATATCTATTTTCTTCAACTAATGTTAATTTAGAATCAAAAAGAGATGCTTTCCAAGAGCAATAAGCTGTTTGCTTTTCAGAATGAATTACCGATAATCTATATTTTTTATTTGCATAATTATCTAAATGACCATTTCCGAGAAAAGATCCTAACACAACCTGATGTTGTTCATCTCCAAGGGCATAAGACATTTGTCCTCCGCCAAAAGATGAAACCAATAAATCATTAGATGTTAATTCTTTAGCTTTTTTCCATCCAGAATCTGTTAAAAATAAATGATTTTCAGTACATTTAATTTTTCTTCTATTACAGACTACTTCTATTAATTCTTTTTCCCCTCTATTCCAAGCATTTATTACGCTTTTATATTCAAATAATTGACTTGATTCATTAAAAGATTTTATTTTTGGCAAAGTTTTATTATTTTTATACATATCATAAATTTTGCCTATAAATATTTTTTTTCCACCTTCTATTTCTATATTTTGGTTGTATGGAAAACATTCATCAAAAAAGATAGCATCTGTTGTCATACCTCTTATTCTGTCTGCATCTCTACCCAAACTATCAACCCAAATAGTGCCAGTATTAAACTGCTTCATAGTTAAATTATCTACTGCATTGGTAGAATGTAATTTATTTTTATTAATAAAATCATCTTTAGCCGTTCTAACCATACCCTCTAATTTATCTTGAGTAAACTTTTTAACCATAGCTAAAGAAGGAAAGGCGTGTAGAACTCGAATTGGTGGATTAGAAAATAATCCACTATTTGTCAAATATAAATCTAATGCACCAGCCATCATAGTGGCGCCGATCTGACGACCTTTACATAATACAACCGGTTTTCCTGTGCCGGTTGTAGCTTGCAGAGCAATATATCGATAAATGTCTGCCATAAATTTCCAGCCATTACCAATGATTTTAAAAGACTGGCCATCAATAGTTAAATTGTTTTCCACAAAATGAGCAGGATCATAGTCTAAAAAACTAGAACGTATTTGACTAAATAATTCTTCTTCACTTTTAATTAAATCTTGTTGATATTTTGACATCCATCACCCACATTAGGTTGTGATCTCAGAATGTCGATAATAATCTGCATTTGTATCTTCTGCCTCACCAGAATTAATTGGTTCTGGTGGTACGTAAGTTACGATTTCAGCACTTTCATCTTTTGATAATTTTTTATCAATTGCCCTACGGAGTTTATTAACATCAATAGGGAGGTCTAAAAAACGCAAACCAT